AAATCAACGCCTCATTTATTTGGTTAAACTTTCGGCAGTATTCCCTTTCCACATGGCAAAGGTCGTCAACTTTTCGGCAGGCGTGGATAACGGTGCTGTGGTCTCGCTGCGCTATGTTGGCAATTTTTGTCAAACTCAGGCCGCTGTATTGATACATCAACTTAAACCAAATGTGCCTCAGGTTAACAACTTCACCTTTTCGGCTGCGCGATGCTACCATTGTTGGCAGAAAGTGGCTGTAAACGCTTCCAATCGCTTCCTCGATTAACTCTTGCATTGAAGGTTGTTTGTTCTTTTCGCCCAGCATTGTTTTGAGGTAGTCGATATCCCGGTGCATTGCCTCAATGCAAAGTTTTAATTCGTCCACTTCTTCGTTTTTACGGCTGTATCTCGCAGCCATTGTTTGCCAATACTTCACCTCTTTTTTTAGGCGGTAAATCGTGGCGGTTTGGTTTTCATTTATTATGCTCATGCTCTATTATCTTAAAAAGTTCGTATGCTATTTGTGGTACTATGGCATTTCCGTACCCTTTAATGCTTTCGTTTCTCCACTTTGGAAAGGTAATTCCGTCCAGTTTGGTGGGAAGCCCATCATTTCCGCTACAAATCGGGGATTGAGTTGGGAAATTGTGCCAGTCATTTTTGAAACTTCCCGATTTAGGAAGAACTGATTTTTGTGTCCGGTTTGACCTTTGAAATCCCTTGTGTTCGGTGTCGGTAGTAATGAGTTTATCTTTTGACCCAATGAATAACCCCTTGTTATTCCTATGCTCGGAGCATCCTTCCCATTGCCGATGTTGTCCTTCCAATCTCGTGTGTTCGGTGTCGGTAGCATTCCCATTGCAGCCATTGTTGGCAATTGTTTTGTGTGTCTTATATTTTCTCCTGATACTTGTTTCTTGTCTACATAAATTCCATCGTTCATTGATATTGGAGTAGGCAACAAACCAGCATCTATCCCGGCGGTGCGGTGCGTTTTTGGCTGCAGCTGGAATAATAAACGGCTGAACTTCGTACCCTTCATTTTCCAAGTCAATGCACACCTGCTCGAAAACCAATCCGCCATCAATATTTGTGATACCAAAGACATTTTCTGCAATGACCCATGTGGGTTTAATCTCTTGTATTGCTCGTAGCATTTCGCCCCACAAGTAGCGTTCATCATCTGTTCCTTTTCGTTTCCCAGCAAGGCTGAACGGTTGGCAGGGGAAGCCACCGGTGAGAATATCAATTCTATTTGCATATTTTTTAAAATCAGTTTTGCAGATATCAATGTGGCTGTCTGCATTCGGCCAATAGTATTCCAATACCTTGCGCGGAAATTCCATCCATTCGCAGTGAAATACATTATCCCAGCCCATCCATTCGGATGCTAAGTCAAACCCACCAATGCCACTAAATAAACTTCCGTGTCTCATACATATAGTCCGGTTGGTATGTGATAATTGAATTCGCACATTCCGACTTCACCCCAATGGCTAAACTTTACCTTCTGCACATGAATTTCGACCGTGTTGTTTTTAAAATTCCGATAAACGGTTATCCCATTGTCGGTCTTGTTGAAGAAGTTTGCACTGCCAGCGATGTCGTAAAGTGTCGGTATGTGGTAACTGCTGTCCTCATTTTTTTGGATTTTGCGTGGGTGCGCCACCAGAAAGCAATGCACATTGTATTTCTCGCAGAAATTCACAATCTTATCAAGGCTTTGCCCGATGTATTTAGTTTCCGACTCAGTATATTGGTGTTCAAGTTTATTCCACGCATCAATGACAAACCAGTCGATGTTATGCCTGTTTTTAAGTTCAGCAACCTTGGCGAAGATGCTGTCCAAGGTATTATCCTTTTCCGGCTTAATGAAAAAAATGTGCTTTTCAAGTTCGATAACCGCATCAAAAACTTCCTCTTGACTCATGCGGTCGCGCCCCATAAAAGGCCGCTGTGTAATCTTTCGCATCAACTTTGATATATGCAGTTCGGTCGGTCGGTTTTCGGGGCTGTAAAACCCACCTTTCCACCCGTGTTTAATCATTAACTTCATAAGGACAAAATCCAAGAAGTCTGATTTGCCGTGGCCGGGTACGCCCGTAATGGTTGTCAAATATCCTTTGTGAAATGACAGCATCTTGTCAAACTTGTCAACCCCGGTTTTCGCCCCGGCAGGTAAGCCGAAGTTGTAAAGGTTTTCGATTTCGGTTAAAAAGTCCGTAACCTTGAACACCCCCAGCATCGGAAATTCCGTGAAATTGTGGCTGGCTTCGCGCAGTGCAATCGCGCCATTCATCAGCAGGTATTCGTTGGCATCTTTGCATTCGGGATATACGATGTAATTACATTTGTCCTTTCCGAAGCGGTCTGCAATCGCATTGCGTAGGTCAATGCCCGGTGCATCGTTGTCAACTGCTATGTGCAATTTTTGCACATGGTCAAACTGAGGCATAAAGCGGTCGAAGAAAGTGAGGTTGGGCTGCGCCCCGTTTGGAACGGATATAACATTCTCAATCCCGGCTTCAATCAACGCCAGTGCATCCATTTCGCCCTCCACAATCCATAACTCGTTAGCGGTCGCAAGGCAGTCGATGTTGTACGGGATAAGTTCCGCCCCCTTGTGCATCTTAAAATGTTTCGCCCCGTCCCGGTATTTCACATTCTTCAACTGGCCAGACTCAAAGTAATTAAAACAGATGCAGTTGACTTCTTTGTTCAGCTGTGGCATGAATTCCAACTGCTCACTGATTTGCATTTTATTCAGCGTGGCAGCAGTAATTCTGCGGCCTTCAAACCATTTTAAAACCTTGTCGCTTAATGCGGTGTTGTTTTGCCAAACGGGCACTTCATATTTGACTACCTCGGGGCGGTCAATAATGCCACCCTTCCAACCGCAATGATGACAAATCCAAGCCTTTTTGTCAAGGTTAACGGATAGGCAGCGGTCGGTTTTCTTTTTCCGCGTGTGGCTACACTGAGGGCAAAGCGTTTGAACTTCACCTGCCGTTTTGCCCGGTGGTATGTCGATATTGTAAAATGAATATACTGCCATTACATTACTAATCTACGCCTATGTTCAGGAATAAGTCCGGTCTTGGGTTCTTTTTGTAGCCAGTTACGGGCAGTTAAGTACAACGACTTGTATGTTTTATTCTGCGCATAGTTTTCTATTCTGCTCAAAATATTGTCTACCTGCTCAGGTAACCAACCTTCTGCCACGAGTTTATCAAATTCCGGCTGTGTAATTTTCAAATGGTCAAACTGCCTATAATAAGATATTTCTTTATTTATTACAATACCATTTACATTTACATTATCAGTAACATTAACATTTACATTAACAGCTTTTTTTGCTTTCGTTTGCTTTTCAAAAAAACCATTTGCTTTTTTTGCTTCTGTTTGCTTTTTCGGTCGGCCTCCTAACTTGCCGCTTTCTGCCCGTTTTTCGCGCACACCTTCCCAATGTTTCAAATCTCTTTTCAGTTGCAATTTGATTGGTTCAAATGCCAGTTGTAAAACAAGGTCGGTGCATTCCGGGTTCTCGTCATTGACATAGGCGAAGATGTGTTTGATTAATTTCCCGGCCACATCGTCCGGCAGCAGTTTAAAAATATTCTGCTGGTCGCAGTATAGCACGAAGGATTTTTTATCGGTTGCCATGTCGTTGTAAAATGTGTTTGTAGTAAATGACTTTCAAATCTAAGGAAAGCCGTTTCATTTTGTATGCCTCTTTCGGCATAGGGTTAATTTGTTGCCGTACTTCGAGCCGCCCAATTTCGGCAGCGAGTACATTTAGACACCTTTCGCAGATGTCGGGGGGAATGTGTTTTAATTGTTGCATAAAAAAAACACCCACACTTTCAAGAGTTGAACCCGGCAGGAACTTTACCGACTCTTTACTTGCGTGGGTGTTTTGATTTATCGTTTTCATTTGTTCCTTATTTCGGCAGGGGGTTCAGTCCTGATGTTCCGATATGCAATTATACAATGAATTTTTTACTTTTCCAAATTATTTTTAAAACTTTCGTGCAGCTCCCATTCTTCGTTGAGCCGCCTTACTTCCATTTCCAAAGCCCATTGCCAACCTTGTTCCCATTGGTCATGCTCATTGCTGCCCGGATAATACGGGTTTAACCCTGAATGTTCGCCCTGCGAGAATAACCGCTGGGCT